GGCGGTAAGTAATGCCAGCGCGCGCGTCAGTACAAGTATTAGGCATTAAAGAGGCGCTAAAAGAGTTAAACGATTTTGATAAACAATACCGCCGGCAAGTAACTAAAGACATACAGGGCGCGGGTGAACAGATCATTAACGAAGCGCGTAGCATGGTCGCCCATTTTGATAACAGCAAAGGTAACGGCGCCCCATTGTCGGGCATGGTTCGAGGCAATTTGATTAAAGGCCGTGAGACGTCATGGCGTACCGACGCGGTGCAAAAAGGTTTTAAGGTTAAAGTTGGTGTGCGCGCCAGCAAGGAACGCTACGTAAATTTTAATCGCACTACCGACGGCGTAATAACTCACCAAGAGCAGGTGGTATTTGGTAGCAAGCCTTATCAGTTAATGGTTATTCAACAGGCCAACGCAGCGGGCGCGATCTATGACCATGCCGGGCGTAATACAAACAGTATGTTTGTTAGCAATCTAAATGCCGAGGTAGGCCCGCAACCGCGTGCAATAGATAAAGCGGTAGAAAATAACCGTAGCGCGGTGGAACAAAAAGTATTAGAGATCGTAGACGCGGTAAGTGCAAGATTAAACCGAAAACTGGCGGTAACCCATGGCAATTAACATACCGATTATTTCGAGCCTTGACGGCGACGGATTTAAGAAAGCCATTACCCAACTAAAAGCGCTTGAGACTAATTCAGAGCGTGCCGGGTACATTGCGGGTAAAGCGTTTTTGCCAGCCGTTGCAGCCATGGGCGCCCTTACTGTGGCCGCTGGTTACAGCATTAAAGCCGCCGTTGAGGATAGCGCCGCACAAGCCCAATTAGCCAAGACTTTGCAAAACGTCGTAGGTGCTACCGACGCACAAGTAGCAGCAACCGAAAAACAAATTAGCGCTATGCAAATGGCTACCGGTGTGGCCGACGATCAGTTACGCCCCGCCTATGCGTCACTAATTTTGGGTACTAAAGATTTAGCAACAGCCAACGAGGCCCTACAACTGGCTATGGATATTTCAGCCGGCACAGGAACAGACCTTGCCAGCGTCAGCGACGCCCTAGCCAAAGCGTATGGCGGCAACTATAAAGCGCTACGCCAGTTAAGCCCCGAGTTGTACGCCATGATTAAAGACGGCGCCAGCCTTGAGGCCGTTATGGCCACGCTGTCTAAAACGTTTGGTGGCTCGGCAGCCGTGGCAGCCAATACAGCCGAAGGCAAATTTAGGCGCTTAAACGTGGCATTGGGTGAGGTACAGGAAAGCATAGGGTTGGCTTTATTGCCAGCCGTTGAAGCGGTGTTGCCATACCTAATTAGTTTTGGTACATGGGCGCAAGACCACGTAGGCACATTGCTTGCAGTAGGTACCGCTATTGCTGCAATCAGTACCGCGCTAATCGGATTTAAGGCCGCGCAACTAATTGCTAACGCCGTAACCGTGGTAACCACCGCGCTTAACTGGTCACTAGCCGCGTCGGCTGCCGCAGCCAATACCGCGCTAACTATTGGCGTTGGCGCTGCCGCCATTGCTGCCGGGTTGGTAGTTGCTGCCGGTGCGTTTCTCACGTTTAAGAACGCCACCAAAACCACGGTAGAAACCGTAAAACCGTTTGGCCCACAGTTAAGTGAGATCACACCTAAATTAGATACCGTTACCAAGGGCCTTGGCGGTGCGGGTGACGCAGCAAAGAAAATGGCAGACCGTGTAAAAGAGGCCAGCGACGCGCTAAAGAAATACCTAGAGGCCGCACTTGACGACGCCAAAACGCAACTCATAGACGCACAAACAGCGTTTACAGATTTTGCTACAAGCGTTAGCGACAGCGTTAAAGACGCGTTTAGTTTTGCCGACGCCAAAGACGCAGGCGACGAAACAGGCGCCGGGTTTCTACAAGGCTTGCGCAACCAAGTAGCCGGGGTAGTTAAATACGGTGCCGACGTTAAAACCTTGCTTGAAATGGGATTAAGCCAGCAAGCCCTACAGGCCGTGTTAGACGCTGGCGGTGAAAGCGGCGCGGCCATTGCAGCCGAACTAATCGCCGGTGGCGTAGGTGCTATTAAAGAAACCAACGATCTAGTTATGGCAGCCGAAAACGCAGCCGCAACGATTGGCCAACAGGCCGCCGCGCAATGGTTTGGTGCCGGTGTAGATAACGCTAAAGCCTATTTGCAGGGTGTCGAAGCCGCATTTGATGTAGCGCAAGCACGCCTAAAAGCCAAGGGCTTAAAGATCGCAGACATTAAGGGCATTAGTGCCGGATTCAGCGAAGCCATTAGCCGCCCCGTACCGGCAGTAACCCCAATGGTGAACCCTACAGAGGGCTGGGGTATTGGTGCTAATGGCAACATAACAATTAACTTGTCTAGCCTTGTGCCAACCGCGCAAACTGGCGAAGTAATCATTAACTCAATACGCGCATACAACAGGGCGGCAGGCCCCGCCAATATCGCGGTTGCATAATGTCCACGTCAGTAGTAGCCAGCGGAGACTATGAACTATTCATAGATACCGGGTTTATGCTTAACGCGTTTACCTTGAATAACACGACGCGCGGCGTACTCAATAACACCGAATACGTTTTAGACGGCATAACCGAGTTTGCCCCAATGCTCGAGTACAGCAAAGCCGTAAGCGTGAACCGTGGCCGCCGTGAAATAGGCGACCAATTTAGCGCCGGCACCATGACGTTTACGTTAGATGACACGCTGGCCGGTGGCATATTAAACCCGCTGTACTTAAACAGCCCTTACGTAGACCCCGCCGGGCAATTCACATTAGCCCCATTGCGGCGCGTATCGTTTGGCCGTTACAACAGCGTTGGCACGTTTATTGCATTGTTTGTAGGGCAGATCGTGAACTATGACTACAGTTACGAATTAGGCGGCAACAACACGGTTACCGTGTATTGCGCCGACGATTTCTATTTACTAGCCCAAACCACAATGGCAGAATTTAACGTAAGCGAGGAATTGAGCAGCGCCCGCCTAACAGCCGTATTGGATTTACCCGAGGTTTCTTACCCTGCAGCCAGCCGAAACATTGCTACTGGCACCCAAACCCTTGGCGGTGCAGCCGCTTACACCGTTGCCGGTGGCACCAACGTAAAAGCATATATTGACCAAATACAGGCTGCCGAGCAGGGCCGTATTTTTATGTCGCGCACAGGGGTAATAAATTTTGACGCTCGAGTAGGTGCGACGTTAAGCGCCAGCGTTGCCGATTTCCATGATGACGGCACTAACACCCCGTACAACAATTTGGCCATAACCTATAACGCCGATCAGGTGGTAAACCGCGCCAGTATTCAGCACTTAGGCGCAACCAGCCCCCAAGTAGCCGACGATCTAGCCAGCCAAACCAAATACCTAATCCAAAGCACAAGCATTACCGACAGCCTTTTACACAATGACACCGCCGCTTTAGCGCTGGCAAACTACCTTTTGGTAGGGGAACCCGAGCCAACCTACACCGGGGTACAAACCGATTACCTAATGCTTACCAACGCGCAACGCGAAAACCTAGCCCTTGTAGACATTGGCGACACGATCACCATAACCAACACCCTTACCGGCGGCCCCGTAGCCCAAGAGTTAAGCGTCGAAGGCATAGAACATAGGGTGGATTTTGTGACCGGCCACCGCGTCACCTACTACACAGCCCCAACCGTAATCGTTTACCAATTCATATTAAACGACCCAATTTACGGCAAACTAGGGATACAAGACCCGCAGCCGATTTTGTCGTAAACTAACCGCATGGGTGCAAACGCAGTTACAACGGTGCCGTTATATGCGTCGGGCGACGTATTAACCGCAAGCAATCTAAATATCACAAACTCGGGCATACCCGTTTTTTCGACTACAACGACGCGCGATAACAGTTTTGGGGGTACGGGCGAAAAGGTTTTAGCAGAAGGCCAATTTGCTTATTTAGAGGACAGCAACACAACGCAATACTATGACGGTGCCGCGTGGCAAACCGTTGGTGTTACGCCGGGTATGCGTTATATCACAGGCGCACCGTTTACCGCGCAAGGCACAATTTCCATGCCAGCAAGCACATTTACCACCACGTATAAAACGTATCAAGTAATTTTACAAATTACCGCGGCCTCAACTGACATAGACGTATTATGCCGTGTCAATGTCGCTGGCTCACCTAATACCACGTCGGGCGCGTATGTTTGGGCTAAAGGTGGCGTGTTTTACAACGGCGCAGCAAAC